TAAAGCAGGCATCGACCCGCTTCAACCGATGACAAAATATTTCGTTAAAGCATACGACGGCGACCTTAACCCAGAAGCAATCCGTCAGGCTGCTGTAGAGGCGCAATTGATTAGTCCACCCCAGAACCAACCATCTGCGGATGAGATGCAAGCATGGCAGCGAACCAACAAAGTCGCCGCTGGAAGCCAAACATCTCAACCACCAGTAGATTGGGCACGAAGGTTAAACGAAGCAACTACGCCACGAGAAGTAGAACAAATTTTGTCTGAGGCACGGGCAGCACAAAACTAATATCCACCTCAAAACAAAAGGAATAAATAATCATGGCAGGCGAAACACAACTCTCGTCCGTGTCAGTAGACCAGGTAGCATTTGACCGTCTTGCGTACTTCGCATTGCGTTCAGAACTCCTGTTCGACCAGGCAGCAGACGTACAACCAGTCCAACAGGCAATGCCTGGAACTGGTGTCACATTCACCATCTTCGCAGACATCGCAGCAGCGACATCTACGTTGAACGAAGTAACTGACGTAACACCAACAGCGCTCTCAGACAGCCAGGTAACTGTAACTCTGAACGAATACGGTAACGCAGTAGTGACAACCGCAAAACTGCGCGGAACAGCATTCTTGGATGTTGACTCAGCAGCAGCAAACATCATTGGTTACAACGCAGGCGATTCAATGGACCAAGTTGTCCGTGAAGTTCTCGCTGCAGGAACCAACGTTGTTTACGCAACAGGCGGTTCAACAACCCCAACAAGCCGCGAATCAGTTTCGGCAGATGACATCCTTCACGCAGACGATGTACGCAAAGTTGTTGCACAACTTCGCGCAGCAAACGTCGCAACGTTCGATGGTTCATACATGGGCTACATCCACCCAGACGTATCGTACGACTTCCGTTCGAATACTGACGTGTCGGCATGGCGCACACCAGCAAACTACGTAAACCCAGAGGGTATCTACAATGGCGAAATCGGCAAATTTGAGTCGGTACGTTTCATTGAGACACCACGAGCCAAGAAGTTTGTTGACGCATCGAACGGAACCAGCACAACTGGAACCATCGACGTGTACTGCACACACATCATGGGTCGTCAGGCTCTTGCAAAGGCTTACGCAACACAAGACGGCAACGGCGCTGTACCAAAAATCGTTCGCGGCAACGTGACCGACATTTTGATGCGTCTCCAACCGCTTGGTTGGTACTGGCTTGGTGGCTACGGTCGCTTCCGCGAGGCTTCGCTTCGTCGAATCGAATCGGCATCATCAATCGGTTCTAACTAGTAGCACTTAATAAGCGACAGCCCCCTGCTTCGGCGGGGGGCTTTTGCTTTTGCTATACTCGTCATGTCGAAAGGTTTATATGTCTATTTCTAACTACGCCGAAAACAAGTTGCTTGACACTCTCGGCAATACTTCGTTTGCTGTTACAACCGCGTACGTAAAACTTCACTTAGGCGACCCTGGTGAGGATGGAACGTCTAACGCTGCCGCTAATACGACTCGGAAGGCTGTGTCGTGGTCCGCTGCTTCATCTGGTTCAAAGGCTTCATCAGCAACTTTGTCATGGACCAACGTTTCCAACACAGAAACATATACTCATTGGTCGATGTGGGATGCGTCTACTGCAGGTAATTGTTTGTGGACTGGTTCTCTTGCTACTTCTGCTTCTGTTACTGCTGGCGATACTTTTGAAATTACTTCGCTTACATTAACTCTCGACTAGTTAGGTAGCCCGTCGTGGCTAAGACTGCTACCACAGGTTTTACTGAAGCCTTTGTTCATACTGACCCGTTTTATCGGGGTACATATACTGCGACGTTAAAGCGTTCTGCGTCTGGTTCTGGTGTTGCTGATGCGGTTGTTGTTCGCAGGAACCTTGTAACTAACCCAAACTTTGAAACTAATGCAAATCTTTGGGGTGGTGGCGGCAACGCGTCGGCGTCAATCGCTCGTAGCACAGCGCAAGCATATTTAGGTTCTGCGTCTCTAAGTTTGACCGCATCGGTAGCGGGTAATTCACGGGCATATTTTACTGGTTTAACTGGCAGCACTAGCGGTACTAGCGCAACTCGCATTTCGGTTACTGCGGGTCAAACATATACGTTTAGTGCATATACACGAGCAGCAACTACAGCAAGGTCTGTTGATGTTTTGATTGAATGGTACAACTCAAGTAACGCAATTATTTCAATACCCGAATCAAGTGATATAACAAATTCAACTACGGGTTGGACACGCTCGCTTGCATTGACAGCAGTTGCACCAGTTGGTGCGGTAACTTGCACAGCATCAGTAAGGGTTTTTGGTGTAGCAATTTCCGAAGTTCATTACATAGACGGTATTTTATTTGAAACAGGCTCATCGTTGTTGCCGTATTTTGACGGCACATACGCCGATACTTACACGGGGTACACGCTCACAACAAAATCATGGTCAGGCACAGCCAACGCATCAACCAGCACAGCCACATACATTCCAACCATTTCACATAAAGCAACACAACTACGACTTGGCGCATTAACAGATTTCAGTTTCCCATACCTTACAGGTGGAAGATTTTATCTTGGTGCTGCAACAGTTCAACGAACTGCGACAGGTTCGGGGACAGGAACACAATCTGCTGCAAGACTTATTAAACGTCTACGAACCGCAACAGGTTCAGGCACAGGAACTCAAACAGCGGCACGGCTTGTTTCAAAATATCGAACAGCAACAGCAACAGGAACAGGCACACAGTCCGCTTCGCGTCTAATCACTTCACCAAGAACAGCAACAGGCACAGGCACAGGAATAGAATCAGCGGCAAGATTAATTTCTAGGTATCGCACCGCAATAGGTTCGGGTGTCGGCACAGAATCCGTCACCTACACACTTATCCCAACAATTAAACGTGACGCAACAGGCTCAGGCACAGGCACATCAACCACCGTCAACGTAGTTATAAAATACGCAACCGCTACAGGTTCAGGTACAGGCACATCAAACAACACGATTGTTGTAGGTGTTTTAAGAACAGCATACGGTTCGGGTGGCGCAACCGCTGGCGACAACGCAACAGGTTTACTGACAGCAAAACGGGCAGCATCATCATCGGGCACAGGCACAAGTTCTGTAACCCAACTTTTGACAATCATTCGCACAGCCACAGGCACAGGCGTAGGAACATCGACAGCCGCCATTACGGAAACCCTGCCACGCACAGCCACAGGCACAGGCACAAGCGCATCAACAGCATCGGTTTTGCATACCCACATACGAACCGCTACAGGGTCAGGCGCAGGCACAGCAACTGTTATCGGAGCAAGAGTCCTCAGAATCACATCAACAGGTTCAGGCATCGGAGATTATGTCCCAGCCGAATGGACCAAATCACACATCTTCCGTGTACCAAACACGTCAACATATGCGTTCGCAACAAGATACGCCGAAGGCGAAGACAAACTGTTCGCACACACCCCGCAAGGAATCAGAGCATACAACCTGTATAAACTGACAGACAACACCTACCAGATAACAGACCCACGTAGACCAGAACTAATAGCAAAAGTGTATTACGGTGGTCACGACATTTTCTTAGACGACACAGAAGTAGCAGAACTAACAGCAGCAGGATACGGAGCGAGCATCACATAATGCCCACATTTAATCCACCGACAGACAACCTAGTTATCCCCGTAATCGTCGGGGAATACATGGATGGACAATACTTAGCCAAAGAACAACGCCGAGCAAACAAACTAGGAACACACATCCCGCCGTCGCCCCGCGGCAAAAACATCTATCTATTAGCAAACAACTCGTACACAGACAAACAGCCATCAGATATGACAACAGTTACAAAAACATATTATGGTGGACACGGCAACGAAATAACTACAGAGGAAGCAGCGGCGTTAACAGCCGCAGGATACGGGAGTTACATTACGTGAAACATAGGGAAACACACCCAAACTTGGATGTCGAAGAATGTTTCGGGTGCAGAATAGCGGGAATCAGAATGGCAACAAACAGCACCACATCACGTGGCGCCAAAGTCGCACAAGTTAACGCAACCGAACGAAGTTGGAAAAAAGATATGCCCGCATACAAACGGCTACGTGCCAACGGTCTACAACCAAAACGCATAGACGGCGCAGCAGAAGTAGAAAGGCGGGCGCAGGAATCATGGCAAGTGGAAACGGGCATCCTACCAAATACCTAAACCTTGTCGGCGTAAACATACCCGAAGTTGGGTACGGTAAAATGGTTCAAGGTTTACGTCAAGCGTTATCTAAACACGTCATGTTCGACGATTTCGCAGAACACACAGTTTTCGCCTTAAGACCAAACATGATTAAAGGCTGGCAAAAACAACAAGTTGCCCATCTGCTAACAATGTGGGAAACAAACTGGCTACCACCAGAATTCTTTCTATACTTGAGCAGTTTCAAAACAGTTCTAGTACCAAGTTTACATAACTGGGAACTGTTCTCCGAGTACCACGACAACGTTCGGGTTATCCCACTCGCAGTAGACCGCACCATCTGGTACCCGCAACCACATAAACCAAACAAAAAGTTTAAACTATTATGCGGCGGCTCCGAATGGTTCCGCAAAGGTTTAGATGTCGTACTAGAAGTATTCAACAAACTCCAGTTACCCGACGCAGAACTACATATCAAAATAGTTCCACCACATTTGTTCGCACCAAACGATTTAGAATACCCGAACGTCATAGTTCACCGTCAATGGATGACCGTCGAAGAAGAACGAAACCTGGTATCATCCGCCGACGCATTCATATCTGTATCCAGAGGCGAAGGATTCGGACTGATGCCCCTACAAGCAATCTCATCAGGTATCCCAACTATCCTGTCCGACGCTCACGGTCACAAAGAGTTCTCAGATTTAGCCACCCACAGAATCCCAACCACAAGTGTTCCAACAACCAAAGGCGTATGGCAAAACATGGGCGACTGGGACGAACCAGACCAAGAAGCAATAGCCGAAGCCATCAAAGATATCTACAACAACCGCGACAAATACCGTAAACAAGCCGAACAAACAGCACCCCAAACAGAAGCATTCAACTGGGACACATCAGCAAAACAACTGTTACAGATAGTTAAACCATCCGAAAAAACTGTGCCAAACAAATGGGAACGGTTAGAGCCAATCTGTGAAATCGAAGTGAAACGCCGTGTCCGTGCAGACATCGGGGACCATCACATAGATTTGGCACCTGGCGTTAAACACCGTGTAGTATTGAATGTGAAAAACGCTTTAAAGAACTCAGGCTACCTATTGGAGACACCATGAAAAAACCTGTATGGGAAACTAAGAACCCTAACAAGAAATCTAAGAAACTTTCCCCAGCGAAAAAAGCGGCAGCGAAAGCATCAGCGAAAAAAGCAGGGCGACCATACCCAAACCTGATTGATAATATGAGGGCAAGCCGTGGCTAAAACACCAGCGTGGCAACGCAAAGAAGGCAAGAACCCTAAAGGCGGACTCAACGCAAAAGGACGTGCCTCATACAAAGGTGGCACATTGAAACCGCCAGTTAAAGCAGGCGACAACCCTCGACGTGCATCATTCCTTGCACGCATGGGCAACATGCCAGGACCTGAAAGAGATAGCAAAGGTAAACCAACAAGACTGCTATTATCTTTACAGGCTTGGGGTGCTTCGTCGAAAGCCGATGCACGTAGCAAGGCTAAAGCAATA